CGCCCCGCCCACATACCCTTTACGGCTTTTCGACAAAGTACAAGTTCAAGGCCGCCATATTCAGCCCGGCCCTCGGCGATACGTTATGGCCCTACTTTGACGACGCCCGCGACCTCGTAGCCTTCAGCCGCGAATTTTCGCACAAGGACGGCGACCTCGTGGAGCGCAACTACTTCGAGACCTACACCGATGAAGCCCATTACCTATGGTGCAGCCAAGACAGGGCGGGCGGCAAGGACGCCGGCAATTGGGAGATGGTGGAGGGGTACCCGAAGAAGAACCCCATCGGCAAAATACCAATCGTCTACGCTTCGCAGCCGCAAACGGAGTGGGCCGACGTGCAGCCGCTTATCGACCGACTCGAGAAGCTGCTTAGCAACTTCGCCGACACGAACGACTATCACGCCAGCCCGAAAATATTTGTCCGCGGGGCTATTAAGGGCTTTTGCCGCAAGGGTGAAGCGGGCGGTATCATTGAGGGCGAAGACGGCGCCGAAGCTTCATACCTCAGTTGGGCGAGCGCACCCGAGAGCGTCAAACTCGAGATAGACACCCTGCTGCGCATGATTTACACCATTACGCAAACGCCCGACATTTCCTTTGATACGGTCAAGGGTATCGGGGCGGTCAGCGGCGTAGCCCTTCGGCTTTTGTTCATGGACGCACACTTAAAGGTGCAGGACAAGGCGGAGATATTCGACGAGTACCTCCAGCGCCGATGCAACATCGTAAAGGAGTACATCGCCCAGGCGAACCAAAAGGCGGCGGCCGCCGCTTCGGAGTTGGTTATCAAGCCAAAGATAACGCCGTACATTATCGAAGACGAGCTTAGCAAGATCAACATCCTGCAGGCAGCCAACGGAGGCAAACAAATCGCCAGCCGCTTAGCCACTATCAAGCGGTTGGGCTGGGCTGATGACCCCGAAGCCGAAGAGGCAGCCATCCAAGCCGAAGAAGCAAGCGACAACTCCTACCTCCAGGGAGAACCAACCTTTTAGGCGCTGACGCCCCAAAATCGACGTATAAGCGCTTTTCAAATTCACATGGATAAATTACACGTTTGGCGGCCAAAACGCCGCCAAACGCGAAATCCGCTCAAAATAACATGCCAAAGCCAAACAGCCCCTCCCTCATAGTCAAATTACAGGGCTTAGACCGCAAGCACTATCAGGCTACAGATCGCTACGCGCGCCAGGTGCAACAGCTTTACGACACCGCCGCCAAGGAGTATGCAGCCCTCGCGGGCACGCTGACGCCCGACCCTGACAAGCCCTTTACTTTTGCCGACTACCCCAAGGCCAAGAAGCAGGCCTCCAAGTTGGCCGCCGACCTGACAAGCAACATCCAGCGCGTAATCGAGGCGGGGCAACGAAGCGAATGGGTAGCCGCCACCTACCGATCCGACGCTCTCATCGCTACCGTATTGAACCGTTCGAAGCTGACCGCCGACGAGTTGGCCCAGTACGAAGACAGAAACATGGAAGGCCTCGCCGCCTTCCAAAGTCGCAAGGTGCAGGGGATGAACCTAAGCCAGCGCGTATGGAAGCACACCGACCAATTTACGCAGCAAATGGAATTGGCGGTAGACGTCAGCCTCGGAGAAGGCAAGAGCGCCCAGCAGCTTAGCCGGGACGTGCGCGGCCTGCTGAAAGAGCCGAACAAATTGTTTAGGCGCGTGCGCGACAAATACGGCAACCTGAACTTAAGCAAGGCGGCCGCCGCATACCATCCGGGGCGCGGGGTATACAGAAGCAGCGCCCAAAACGCGATGCGCTTAGCCCGAACCGAGATAAACATGGCCTACCGCACGGCAGACTGGCAGCGGTGGCAATCACTCGAATTTGTGGTAGGCATCCGCATCGAGCTGAGCAACAACCACACCGTCAAGGACCGCAAAGGGAAGGACGTAGAGCTCGTAGACATTTGTAACGAGCTTTGCGGCGACTATCCCAAAACGTTTAAATTCGTGGGGTGGCACCCGAACTGCCGCTGCATGATGACCCCCATCATGCAAACCTTTGACGAGATGCACCAGGCACGCCGCGCCCGCTTCGAAGCGACCATGGACAACAAGGCCTACGAGGCCCTGCCGTCGGCGAACCGCGTGGATGACGTACCCGATGCCTTCAAAAACTACATAGAATCGATAGCCGAGCGAAGCAAGAACTGGGCATCGCAGCCCTACTATATTCGCGACAACTTCAAGGGGGGCACCATTGAAGGGGGGCTCGCTTCGACCATACCCCACAAGACGCCCATCGGGGGCACCGCGAAAAAACAGGACGTGCCGCCGACCCCCTGCACTGACTTCGACGAAATGATTAACGACCTTAAAGCCCAGGCCTACTCGTTGGGGCTTGACGTTTCGAAGATTGATGGGCTGAGAGCTGCAGGCGACAAGGAGGCGTTAAAGGCGGAAGTGTACCGCGTTTATAATATTGGCGGTCAGAGGTCAAAAGATTGGGTGGAGGCATGCGATGCTCTTAAACAAGCTATAATCAGTTACAAAGGAGATTATAAAAGCCCGAAAGGCATCGATTTTTTAAATTCAGAGTTGGCGAAGTACGAAACCATTTTAAGAAACAATAGGTACAGCCTATCACGGTACTACAAGGATGCTATTACAAATATGGAGGAGGCAACGGCCGCTTTAAAAGCGATTGATAAATCAATCCTGATTAAAGCGGAACGGGCATGGGCTGACGCCAATACGCCCGAAATAAGTGCAAACGTAAAAACCTTCGAGGCCCTGCTAAATACCCAAGCGGGAATCCCAATGGGGCACAAGCAAGCCAATCAAGGGCGCGAAAACCCTAATTTCGGTAAAGACGAAGCGTTTTCTATTAACTGCCAAACGGCTACTGTAACACACTACCTTAGACGTTTGGGGCTGAATGTAGAGGCTGTAGGGAACTATAAGCCATCGACTACGGCGGAAGGCAGCGTATTTAAAGAAATGGCACGTCAAGGGATGACATGGAAAGAGCGCTTTTTAAACCCAAACGGGACAAAAACAGACTACAGCTGGAGCTCTTCATGGTCAAAAAGCATGACGGACGCCCTAATAGAACCGTTTTTAGATGCTAACATGCCTTCCGAAGGGCTTTATGAAATTTATGTGCAATGGAAAACAGGCCGGAGCAATAATCGCGGATATGACGCCCATGTATTTTTAGCAGAGAAGACAGCAAGCGGAATACAATATTTTGACCCGCAATCAGGCAGTGAAGATTGCAGGTCATGTTTAGCCGACGCAAAACCAAACATAGTGGGGATTTTGCGTATTGACAATAAGATAGTGAACCCCAAGCTGAAAAACTTATTTATCGTGAAGGTGGATTAGCTTAAAGTATAACTCGAAGTTCCAAACCAGAGATGCCGGGCCTTCCTTTGGGAATTTGGCAAGACAAGGGACCCCGGTAGGAAGAGTCAAACCACTGCCATCCGTATAATCCCCTTCAAGGTTAAGCAAATAGTATTTGTCCCCGTCGATAGTTCCGAGGTACCCTGCTACGGTATATCCTTTTTCACGGGCCAAATTAACAACGGCTTTAGGAGGAATATTTTTATCCATGACTGATTTAATTAATTAGTTAGTATACAAAGGTATAACAAACAACGGCGAAAGGTAAACACGCCCGAAGGGAATTTTTTAGGCTGAATCGTAAAAAAATGCTCATAACTTATTAGTCAGCTCCTTTGCCGTACTACTTTAATACGCTAATTTTGGCTTAACGAATCAAAACTAATTAGTATGACTATAGAAGAGATCTTAGCGCTACTTACTACAAAGTTTCAAGGCGCGCGTAAAGATGGGCTCGAGCAGTTGGCGGCAGCGCTTAGCCTACAGTGTTCGAACAAAGAGGAAGCCCAGGCCATCGTAGACAAATTGGCCGACGACCAGGTTAAGGGCTTTATTACCAATTGGCGAAAGACAGCCGATGCGGAGATTAGCAAGGCAAACAAGACCTTCGAGGCGTCACTGCGCGACAAATATAATTTTGTCGAAAAGGACGCGCCGAAGCCTGAACCAACCCCCACCCCGAGCCAAGAACCGCAAGGCTTAACGCTGGATGCCATTAGCAAACTTATCGACAAACGGCTGGCGGGCATAACCAAGACCATCAGCGACGACAAGGCTGCTGCCGGCTACCGAGCGAAGTATGAGGGAGAAATCAAAAAGGCCGGTGCAGAGGGGCGGCAGTTCGACATTATGATGCGCAATTTTGATCGGGCTAACACCTTCGAAACACCCGAAGCTTTTGACGCCTACCTCAAAGTGGGGCTTGACGATATCGCGGCCCTCAAACAAGAAGCGGCCGATAAAGGGCTTAGCGGACATGGCGCCCCGATGGGAGCCGTGAACCAGGACGGGATCAGCCAAGCCGTAGCATCCTATATCGCCGCAAAGAACGCCGGCAACACAACCGCCGGGAAACAAGTTTAACCCATTTAATTAACCCAAACGATGAGTCTCAGAATAGACCGCAAGCAAGACAAGCGCACCGTTAGCGCACTGACCCACCTGTTGGCCGACGTGCCGAACGGCGTAACCGTCAGCGCCGCGGACCTCGTGGCGGGCGGCATCCTTAGCGCCGGCTCCTATATTGGAGTTGACACCGCCGGGCTTTACCACCTGATTAAGACGGCGAAGCTCACCGAGGCCGCCACTGCGACCGCAACTACTTACAAAGTAGCCAAAGGGCACCATTTTAAGACGGGTGACTTCATTACTTCGGATATTGGCGCCAAGGCCTATGCCATTACGAGCGTAGACACCACCGCCGACGCCACCTACGACGTTATTACGGTGGGCACCACCCTCGGCGTAGCATTGGCAGCCGGTGCCGCATTGGTACAGGCGGCAGCCGAAGCCACCAAGGCCGAATATAAGTACACCCCGAAGGCCGTACTCGGCGACAGCTACGACGTGGCTGCGCTTAATAACCATTTGTGCGTAGCCGTTACGATTGGGCAGTTTAAGGCAGCCATCAGCCCGGCAGCCACGAGCACCCTGCGCGCGGCCGTGCCTACGGTAGTTTTTATTTAACCCCCTAATCCTTTTGTCATATGATACAGACATTAATGCGCGGGCTCAACGAGCGCGACATGTCGGCCGTAATTAATACCTACGACCTTAAGGCCTGGTATTATCCTACGCTTTTCCCGCTGAAGGAAAATTATACGCTGTCATGGAAGACGCTCGAGGCACAAGCAGGGCTCCGCATCGCAGCCGACCTCGTAGCACGCGGGGCCAGCATTGACAAGAAGACCCGCGAAGCCATCGCCCGCATCCAGGGCGATATCCCGAAAATCTCGATTAAGCGTATTAAGGACGAAGAAGCCCTTACGGAATACGACATTATGCTCGCCATGACGAGCCAAAGCCCGGACCTTAAAGCCCTCGTTGAGTTTTGGGCCGAGGATACCCAGTTCTGCTGGGACGGCGTGGCGGCTCGTATTGAGTGGATGGCGCTCACGGCATTAAGCCTCGGCAAAATCCCCGTTACGAAGGACAACAACGTTAGCGTAATTTCGGAATACGAAGTGGATTATCAAATCCCGGCAGACCAGAAGCTCGGCACGGCCAACAGTTGGGCCAACGCCCAGACCGCCAAGCCGCTCGACGACTTCAAAGCAATCGTCAAGGCCGCCAAGGCTAAGGGCTATTCGCTTAAGGTGGCGTGGATGAACCTCGACACCTTCGCCACGTTGGCCGAAACCGACCAAATCCAGCGCGCCGCCGCTTCCTTCGCGCAAAACGCACTTAACATCCAGCAGACCCCGAGCGTAGAACAGGTTAACGCCGCTATGGCTAAGCTGCCATACCTCCGAGGCCTTCAAATTGCGGTAATTGACCAGGATATTACAATCGAGCTCGCCGACGGCACCCGCCCAATCAGCGGCAACCCGTTTGTAGACAACGTGGTTACGTTTACCGAATCGAAGCTGCTGGGTAACACCTATTGGAAGAAGCCGGCAGATGTCAGCGTGCAAGGCTCCGCCGCCCTTAAGGTGATGAACGGCCACACGCTGATTAAGAAGTTTGCAGAAGAGGAACCGCTCGCAGAAGTGACAATCGGCATCGCGAACGCCTTCCCGGCATGGACCGGCAGCCAGCGCTCGTATCTGCTTGACACGGTCAGCACGAGCTGGAGCCACTAAAAACGAACCGTGCCCGGGCTTCGGCTCGGGCACATTTAAACCCTAACAACTATGACCTATAAGGAATGGACCACCGCCACCGTAGCCCGCTTCGGCATTGAACCCGCCGACGTTGACCTGCTGCTTTGCAACCGTGCCGACATGATACCCGACCCCGACGCAACAGTAGATCCGACTACGGCCAAACGCGCCCTCGTCAAAGAGTTTGCATCGCTTATCCCGTTGGCAAACGTCAGCGAAGGGGGGTATAGTGTTAGTTGGAATTGGGAGGCGATTAAGTTTTGGTATTATACGACGTGCGACGAACTCGGCATAACGCCGACGGGTAAAGCGGCGGTCAGAAACCGAAGTAACGTATGGTAGCAATCAGAAGAGTAATAGCCGAACAATATCCGCACCACCTCTATACGCGTACAGGCGCCAACGAGGCGACGCAGGACGAGCACGGAGGCTGGGCCGAAAGTGGAGGACAATGGCAGCACTGCGGCCGATGCCGGGAGGAAACGAACGGCAAAGGAACATCGGCGGCCGTTGGGGGCGGTCAGTTTACGACGTACAGCGCTACAATTTACCTGCCCCAAGGGGCGGCCCGCATCCCGGAAGGGACGGAAGTAATAGTAGCCGACACCGAGTTAGACCCCGCCGACCTCGACGACAAAGACCGCATTAGGGAATTAGTTAACGGGGGGCTCGTTCGAATAGCCGGGACGTGCCTCAAATTTGATACGGGGCGCCTTCATTCACGACTATGGGTATAAAGCCGAAGTTCAACGCCGACGACGTGGCGAAGCAGTTAGACAAGCTGCTTAAGCTGATTGACAGCGAAACAATAACAGCGCTTCAAGCAGTGGGCGAAAAGGCGGTCAGCTACGCCAGGCATATCCCGCCGCCCGACCAGGGCGGACTCGGGTTTGTGGACCGTACGGCCAACCTTCGCTCCTCCATTGGCTACGCCGTTTACCGCGACGGGCACCAAGTGGTGAACAGCTATAAAGGTACCGCCGAAGGGACGAACCAAGGGCAAGCGCTGGCCGACCAAGTGGGCAAACAAACCGACGGCTTCGCTTTAGTCGTAACAGCGGGTATGTACTACGCCGTTTACGTCGAGAGCAAAGGGCGCGACGTGCTGACAAGCGCCGAGCAACGCGCCGCCGATTGGCTTCAAGTGGAGTTGGACGACCTGAAAAAAGCCGTTATTGATTATTGGAAGAAGCTATGAAACAGTTAAGCAGCATCGACACAGACGACCTCGTTTACAACATGCTACGCCAAGCCAAGGCGGACGGGGTAATCAGCATTAGCGGCGTTATTTGCCCGCAGGATGACCGACCGGCAGACAGTCAGCGCGAAGACATTGTATTTAATACGATAGCCGTAACGCAGGACAAGCCGCAGGACGCCACGGTAAATATTAACGTCTACGTGCCCAATAAGCTCGTCAAGCTGGGAGGGCGCGACCAATACGCAGTAGACCGCCCGCGCCTTCAGCAATTGGGCGATGCTTTGGTTAGCTACCTTCTAAGGCTTAATTACCCGGAGTTCGAAATGTGGATAGAAAGCGACCTCGTTTTAAATGAACCGAGCGCAAACCAGCACTACCGAAATTTGAGATTAAAACTAAACATTCATTAATTACAGCTATGGCAAATTTAGTAACCCTCGGGCTGTCGGCCATCCTCGGCAGCGACAACGAGTTAACCGACGCTTCCAAGGCGTTTGACGAAACGGGTTATACAAAGTATGGCCTCACGTACAAGGACACCGCCCAGATGAACCAGGAGGATGGCACCGAAACGGAATTTTACGCCGAAGAAGAGGACGACGCCATCGAGACCACGACCCAGCCGGGCAAAACTACGCTTAGCTTCTCGATCATGAACCCGACCCTCGACGCCCTTAAACGACTTTTGGGCGGTGAAGTGGCAAACGAAATTTGGGCGTATCCGGACACCGTGGCAACAGTGGAAAACAGCGTAATAATCAAGCCAAACAAGGGGTTGATGTTCCACATCGCCCGCGGCAAGGTCAAGGCCAAATTTAACGGCAGCTTCGCCAAAAGCGGCCTTATGCTTTTGGAAGTTACCGTTACGGCGCTGAAGCCGAACACAGACGGCGTTAAAAAGATGTACGTCAAGAAGATTACTGCCGCCTAACAGTAGTATAAATTCAACCCGTAAGCCCCGCTAAAAGCATATTTTACGGGGCTTTTATTCAATATAGACACACACATGGACGCGGGCAAATTACCCAACTTAGAGCGCGAGCAAAACGAGCTCCGCCACATGATACAAGAAGGCGTAACCTTTGACGTAGAAGTAAGCTACAGCCGACGCCGCCCGGGCTTTTGGGGCTTTTTGAAGAAGCATGAGCGCATCAAAGAGAAGCGCGTTTATCGCATTCAGGAGCCGACCCTCGCCACCCTCGACCGCCTTAGCTCGCTTTGGATTAAGATGGACATCGACGAAGCCAAGCTAACCGACAACGACTATTTAGCCACGGCGAAAGCAATGGCGGGCAAGCACGCCCGAACGTTGGCCGAAGTGGTGGCCGTAGCCGTATTGGGCGAAGACCTTTACGAGACGTCGGAGCGGGCGGGCGCCTTCACCTTCACGCCTGACGAGGCAAAGCTGCGGCGACTGACCGAAACTTTCTACCACACCGTCAAGCCTTCGGAATTATTTACGCTGGCCATCCTGATAACCAACGTAAGCAATTTAGGGGATTTTACAAGCTCTATGCGATTGATGAGCGCGACCCGGACAAGCGAACCGATGAGCAATCGTATAGAACAACAGGCTTAAAAAGCCCCCACGGACGCCGAGGCTCGGTATGCGCGCACTTCGGATGGACACTAACTTATTTGCTTCACGGCATACCATGGGGCACCGTGCAGCGGATGTTAATAGACGCCCCCGGCATTGACGACAAGAAGAAGGCCGGCGAAACGACGATAGAGCTAACCGACGACAACGCCGACGAAGTATTAGCAATGATAAACAGGTTAAACAGATGAATATAAGCAGCGGCGGGCTGTCATTTGACTTTACCGCAACCAACGACGACCTTAAGCGCGTCATAGAAGACAGTAAAAGGGACATTCAAGGGTTATCCGACTCGGCGAAGGCGGGCGGCAAGCTGATGGACGCGGCCTTTAAACAAGCCTTCGACCGTTTGGCGGACAACGCCGATAAGGTCAGCGCGACCCTCAGTGAGCAACGCCAGGCGATTAAGGGCCTCGAAACCGACATAGCGGGACTGCGCCAACAGGCCGACAAGGCGTTTGCCAACGGCGACGTAGCCCAATCGTCGGCCATTATGGGCATAGTCAGCGCCAAAGAAAGAGAAATAGCCAAGCGAAAGGAAGCCGTAGCGGCATGTTACGAGGCGTTGGACGCTTTGGATGCCGAACGCACACGCTTAGAAAAACTTCAAGAGAGCTACGGCCAAAGCGCTACGGCGGTGGAATCCCTTCGCACCCAGCTGCGCCGATGCAAGGAGCAGCTGGCCACCATGGAGGCCAACGGAGGCGAAGCCGTGCGCCAAACCGAAGAATTTAGAGCTTTGCAGGAGGAGGCGGGACGCCTCGCCGACGCCTTAGCGGACGCGCAAAGCCAAGTAGCGGTATTCTCTGACGACAACGCCGCAATAACCGGGGCGATAACAGGGCTCAGCGGCCTCGCGGGTGCCTTCAGTGCCGCCCAGGGCGTTATGTCGATGTTCGGCACCGAAAACGAAGAGCTCCAAAAGTCAATGATGAAGGTACAGAGCCTTATCGCCGTTACCACGGGGCTCCAGCAGGTGGCCAATGCGGTGAATAAAGACTCCTCCTTTATGTTGGTGACGGTACGCAGGATGCAGGATGCGCTGGCAGCGTCAAGCACCCGATTAGCGGCGGCGTTGGGCATCTCCACGGCAGCCGCAAAAGCTCTGATAGCAACTTTGACGGTAGGGGCATCGGTAGCTATAACCGCCCTTTTGCTTGCCTTCGAGAAGATGATCAGCAAGCAGGCGGAAGCAAAGAAGGCCGCCGACGAGTTTAACAAGGCCGTAGCTTCGGAAGCGTCGAAGTCTATTAACGCCTTCAAGTCTTTGCAGGCCGAATGGCTTAATCTGACCAATTCGCTAAAAGACCGCGAAAAGTGGGTACAGGACAACGCCGACAAATTCGAGGATTTGGGCTTTAAGGTACGCAACGCCAAGGAGGCGGAAGAACTGCTCGTTAACAACGCCAAAGCCTTCGCCGAGGCATGCACCCTTAAGGCAAAGGCCCTCGCTATGCAGAATTTGGCCGCGGAAAAATATCAGGAGATAATCAAGAAGCAGCTGGAGGTAGAGGCGATGCCCGATAAAGTCTACGCGGTGGATAACCCCAACTCTTACAACCCGAACCAAAAACTTAAGCTTGTCGATAACGAAGAAAAGGCGAAGGCCGCCCAAGAATTAAAGGACATGGAGAATGAGGCCGCCGAAATGATAAAGAAGCAGCTGGCGTTTAGTGAGCAGGAGCAGGCGATATTATCAACCATCGGACGCCAGGCGGGCGAAGTGGTGGAAGGCAGCGTTAACGCAGCCAAGCAGGAGCTGCAACGCCTACAATCCCTCTATGACGATGCGGCATCACAGACCGAGCGAACCAAGCTCGCCAAGCAGATAGCGGCCCAACAAGCCGTAATCGACAGCATGAACACCAAGACTGGGAACACGGAGACGAAGACGTTTAACGACCAGCTGACCGCGAAAAAGGCGCTTTACCAACAATATATCGCATGGGTGACAAGCAGCGACGAGACCGTAAGGCAGGCCGCCGCGACGGAATTTAAAGGGCTGCTTGATGAAGGGCGCACCTACTTAGAGTATTTGGAGGGTCAGCGAGCCTCCATCAGCGCCAAGACCAACAAGACCGCCGACGACCTGCAACACCTTCAGCTCCTGAACAACGCCATCGCCCAGGAAACGAAGGACGCCGTAACAAAGGACTTCGACGCCAAACTGCAGGAGGAGCTCGACGCGTGCCAAACATTGGCGGCCAAGCTTGACGTATTGGCACAACGCCGCAAGGAGATAGCCTCCGACGACCCTACAGCCGGCGAAAAGAACGACATTATCGACAAGGCCGAAACAGACGTAACGGCAAAAGTCAAAGACTACATTACGGAGCTGTTGGACGGGGCGGCCACCGTGGAACAACGCCAGGACGACCTGCGAGCCAACCAGCTGCGCAACCTTCAACTGCTGACCCGAGCCGCGGCCAACGCTACAAACGAAGAGAGCCGCACCCGCATCCAAAAGGCGATAGAGACCTACCGCCAGCTCTACGCGTTGGGGCTTGACAACATACAAGACCTCGAGCAAATCAACGAAGACGCCCTGCGGCGCTACGGCACGTATGAGCAAAAACGCCTGATGATAGTAAAAGACTACGAGCAGCAAATCGCCGCGGCCCGATTGGCCGGCAATGAGCAGGCGGCCCGCAGGTTGGAAGGGGAACGGGACTTAGAAATATTGAAGGAAACGCAAGCCTATACGCAGCTGTTTAACGACGTGGGCGAAATAAGCATCAAGACAGCCACCGCCGCCCGAAATTCAATTATCAGCGTACTAAAGTCACTTCTCGCAGAAGGCAAGATAACGGCGGAGCAATACAAGGCGATGATCGCCGACATTGACACGAAGTTAAGCGAAGTAGCCAAGGGCAAGACGTGGACCGCCATGTTAGGCGATAACGCCGGGGGCGGCTTCATGGACCTTATTTTTGGCAGTGGTGATTTTGAGACGAAGCTCCAGAACTTCAAAAGCATCTTCACGAAGTCGGCAGCGGACGCCGACAGTATGCAGGACGCCACGGAAGGCATTAGCGAGAATATGACCGAGGCCGGCGAAGGAGCGGTAAGCGCCCTCGGCATGGTTGACGCCATTATTACGGCCGTCTACCAGACGTTACAAGCGGTATCAAGCACGTTATCCACTATTGCCGACTACCAAGACAGCATCGGCAAGTCGGACTCCGCCGACACTTTGCGCGATTGGGCAGATTGTATTAATGCAGTCAACGAAACCGCCATGAGCGGATGGGAGAATCTGAAAAACGGGAACGTCATGGGCGCAATCTCCGACACGATATCGATGCCCTTCAAGCTGATGACCGTATTAAACAAGATCCACGACAAAAAATATACGAAGTCGATACAGGAACACGAACGGGCCGTTACGAAGCTGAAGAACGCCTATAACGCTTTGGAAGATGCCGTTAACAGGGCTTTAGGCGAAGAAGTCTACACGAACCAAACGGCGCTTATTAACAACCTGAAGAAGCAGCAGGCGGAAATTAGCGGCATGATATCCGACGAGCAAAAGAAGAAGAACTCCGATGCCGACAAGATAGAGGAGTACCGCGAAGAGTATGCAGAGCTCGGCCGACAGATAAAGGACATTATGGACGAGATAACAGAGAGCATCACGCAGACCACCGCCACCGACTTAGCCTCCTCTTTGGCTGACGCATTGGTAGATGCATTCGAAGCCGGCGAAGACGCCGCCCAAGCCTTCGGCGATGTGGCTAACGATGTGATTAAAAACGCCGTGGTCAACGCCCTTAAGCTCCAGCTGTTGGAACAACCGCTCCAAGCGGCAATTAAACAGTTACAGGCGGACATGGGCTTTGATGAGTACGGAAACGGCACCTTTGACGGCCTGACGACGGAAGAGCAAGCACGATTTAAGCAGGCCGTGGAGGCGGCGGGCGAAAACTTTCAAGCCGCGATGGAGATATACAAAGACCTCTTCGAGGAGTTGGACGAGAACGACCCGACCACCTTAAGCGGCGCAATCAAGGGAGCCAGCCAAGAGAGCATCGACCTGCTCGCGGGTCAGACCAACGCCGTACGGCAAAATCAGGTTACATCGTTGGCCGTGATGCGGGACCAACTGCAGCGCCTTAGCAACATTGACGCCAATGTAGCGGTCATTAGCACGCGTATGCTGTCTATCCTTAACGCGATGAACAACGCCCAGAGCAGCGGCCTCCGTTCGCAGGGCATAACAGATTAGATATGGAACTAAGCACCCTTAAGAAGAAGTTGGCGGCCGAAGCCGCGGCCGCCGGCATTTGCGAGGAATGGCGCGGCAAGATACTTAACGCCCCTTCGCGGGAATACCTTCTAACGTTGGCGGTGGCGGGCGTGGACTTTGTAATTATGAAGGACTATCCCAGTAAGGCACTCGCCTCGGAGTTTGAGGACATAGCCCCACACTACGGGCTCTACTTCGACAAGCCGATAATGGCCCGCAATCAAAAGCGCATTATTGCACGAGGCGAAGCTGCACGAGGCGCGGCATCCTACACGGGCTTTGCAGTGGCCGAAGTCTACGCCTGCCGCGGCGCCCGATTGGAAGTGACGGCCCAAGACTACGCCTTTGTCAACATAACGGTAGAAGCGGGGGCGGAAGTGTGCGTTAAGACTGCCGGCAATGCTACAGTAAGGATATACGACAACGGCGGACGACATACAGGCAACACCGCCGGGGGCGGAAAAATCAAGATAATAACCCGATAAGACTATGGCTACAAAAGACAATTATTTAAGCTTATACTATCCCTTCGACGAAGAGCCGGGGACGGCAAAAGCGCATGACTTCTCGAAGAACCGCGCCGACGCGACGGTAACTAACGCAAGCTTCAAACAGGGCCGCTCCGGCTATTGTATTCATTTCGACGGCACGGGTAAAGCCGAAGTGGACGCCGCGAACGTAATCGACCTTAAAAGCGAATTTACGCTTTTGGCCTACATTAAGCCGACAGTCTACGGCGATGATGACTCGCAGACCAAGCGGATAGGCTTTTTGTTCAACTTCGAATGCGATGAAGGGGAATACGACACCGCCGAAAAGTGGATAGACGTAACCCCGGGGACGTGGGGGCTCGTAGCTTTGCGGCAGTTTCGAGTAGATGCCGACTTATTCAATATCGGCATTTATATAGACGGTCAGCTTAAAGACACCGTAGCCGTTAGCAGCTACCTAAGCGGCTTTGCCATTTTGCAGGACGTCTACAGCACCGACCTCGCCGTAGCTGATTTGGATGACGTCAGAATCTACAATAAGGCGCTTAGCGAATCGGAAATATCGGAAGACACCGCCAACCGCCTCGCTTATTACATTGACGGCGTTAATTTGGCCGACCTCGGCATCCGCATCAGCAGCAGCTCGGGCGTTTTAGACCTTCCGAAGATGAAGACCCCGACCACCCTCGAATGGTCAGACTACCACGGCGAAGTAGTGGATCTTAGCGACAAGCGCTTTGAGGCGCGAGACATTACGCTTAACTGTTGGATGAAGGCGGCGGGGAAATTGGATTTTATAACCAAGGCCAACCAGCTGCAGGCCCTTTTTGCCGGTGACGGTACTAACCGCCTGATGATAGCGATAAGCCCGATTAAGCCGTTAGTCTATGAAGTCTACAACAGCGAGGGTATCAGCTTTGACAAGAAATGGCATGATGATAAAATGATAGGCACCTTTACGCTAAAGCTTCGGGAGCCTGACCCGGTAAAGCGCGTACTGAGGTGGCAGCAATCGAGCACCAACCCCGCCGACGTTTCGGTAGCATTCAAAAGCGACAGAATGATAAATATCTATTGGGGCGACGGTACGGCGGACTATGACTTAGCGGGCGACTATACCTCCAGCCCGATAACGCACACCTACGAAAAGGACGGCATTTATTATCCGATAGTAGCCGGCATTATTGACGACATTAAAGACTTTGACACAAACGCTATTATTATATGGGCCAAGATATGAGATTATACAAACGCGACGGGAGCTTTATCAACCTTAACTCCCGTTTGGGCGCGCGGGCCGTGACGTCGGCAAAGCAGAAGTTGCAGCTGTTGGCCGATGATACGGTAAGCATCAGCGTAACCAGTGCGGAGCCGCTTAATATTGCCATTGGCGACTATATGACGATTTTAGGGCGACGATACACAGTTAACCAGCTCCCCGAGCCGACCAAGCAGGGGCTGCGGGCGTATACCTACGAGATAACCCTCGAAGGCAGCCAATACGACCTTATCGATATTCATTATCACCTGCCCGAAGACGCCTACGGCGACACCTACTACGCCAACCTTCGCGGGCACGTGGATATCCTACGATGGAACATTAACCGCCTTTACTCCAATTGGGCCGTAGTGTTAGACCCCGCCGCGTATGACGAAGACAACTACCAGAATATTACAGCTACCGAGAAAAACGTATTGGCGATGTTGCAGGAGCTTTGCGAGCTTTTCGACGTGGAATTTGAGATAAGCACGGACGGCACCACCAACACGCTAAGCATTAAGAAGCAGGCGGGGACGACGCCCCTCGGCTTTGCCCTTCAGTTCGGACGCGGACGCGGGCTTTACAACCTTAAACGCTCCAACGTCAACAACTCGGGTATTGTTAACCGCCTGTACGTCTACGGCAGCAGCGAAAATTTAGGCAACAACTATGGCTATACCAAGCTTTGCCTGCCCGACTGCGGCCGACTGACCTCTTATTTGGAGGACGCTGCATCGATCAAGGCATACGGCATCAAGGAAGGCGAAGAGAACTACAGCGACATCAAGCCGGAACGAATAGGCGTTATTACCGCTTTGGGCGATAATCGCATAACATTCGTAGATAACAGCGGCGACCCTGACGACGCAAGCAACCCGCCGATGTTCGATTTGAATGAGACGGACGACGACGGTAATACGCTTTGGCTGATAGAGGGCACCACGGCAAAGGTAACCTTCCAGACGGGCAACCTCGCCGGCTATGAGTTTGACCTGCACAGCTACGACCACGCGACCAAGACTTTTGTAATAAACCGCTTCACGGATGAAAACGGCCTTATAATCCCAAACGACGAGCAGGACGCGTTTAGCTTCGCCGTAGGGGACAAGTATATTATTACAGGCATCAACCTGCCCGACACATATATTAAAGCCGCCCAGGCACGCCTCGAATCGGCGGCCCGCGTTGACTTTTACGGCATGACCCAACCGCAGGTAAGCTATAAACTCAGCCTGACGGAAGGCTTTTTTACGTCAATCTTCGGCGAAACGCCTATAGAAGTGCTGCACGTGGGGGACTATATCCGCGTAGTGGACGCCGACCTCGGGGTAAACAAAGAACTTCGGATAACGGCCATAACCCGCGATTTGATGAGCGCCCACTCCTACGACATTACGCTTAGCGACACGGTGACAAAATCCACCACCGTACGCGTATTGAACGACATTAAGAACCTGCAGGAAGTAATATCCTACAACAGCGGCTTTACCGACCCCGCCAAGGCTCGCCGACGTTGGAAGGCCACGCAGGAACTGTTATCGATGATATTTGACCCCGAAGGGAACTACTACAGCGAAAAAATAAAGCCGCTGAGCATTGAGACGCAGATGCTCAGCGTAGGGGCTAAAAGTACGCAGTTCACGCTCCGAGACGTGACAATGCAACCGAACTACGGAGGCGACGCAAACACCCTTTACATTAATTCAAACGGCCGCTTAGTTCATTACGGCATTGGCGACGACGGGACGCCGCGTATTTGGTTGATGACGGGCGCAACCTACAGCGGATTAAACGCGGGGCAATCCTACTACATTTACGCATGTTGCTCCAAGCAGGGGACCGAGGGCGTATTCAAGCTGTCTACGGAAACAAAAACAGTAGAGAAGGAATCGACCGCGTACAACTTCCTCGTAGGCGTACTTAACTCCGTTGACACAGACGGCACCACTCAGGCGCGCCTGCTGAGCCTGACCTATGGCAGCTCGACCGTTAACGGCCGCTTCATCCGTACGGGGCGGATTGAGAGCAGCGGGGGCGGCAGCACCTACTTCGACATTGACTCGGGCGTTATTGCCGGCAAACTTCGTTTTATTCAGGCTGACGGGACGGAAAAGGACGTTAGCGACATTGACACCGCGGCATCAGAACTCGCGACATACGTAAACAACACGATAGCCACACAAATATCGCAGGCCCAAGCCGCCGCCGACGGCAAGATTGAAACGTGGTTTACCGAGGATGACCCTGCCGAGAATTGGACGACACAGACCGCAAAGGCTTCGCACATTGGGGACCTTTGGTATGATACGACCTCCAAAATTACGTATAGATGGGACGCCGACTATACATGGCATCGGCTCGAAGACATATCGGCCATTAACGCCATGCAGACCGCGAGCACCGCCCAAGACACGGCAGACGGCAAGCGGCGGGTATTTGTTGACACACCCTATCCGCCTTATGACGTCGGCGACCTTTGGGCGCAAGGTGCCGCCGGCGACATCCTCGTAGCCAAGACCGAGCGAAAGGAGGGCGAAAGTTATAACGCTGATGATTGGGCCGCCGCTTCGAAGTATACGGCCGACGAGAAATTAAACAAGTTTATCGAAGACACCTTTACGCCGACGATTAGAGACATAACCTCCCAGCTTGACGGGGTAATCGAAACGTGGTTTAATTCAGGAGCGCCGACACTGACCAACGCCCCCGCGTCGAGTTGGGATGCGTCGGAGTATGAGAACCACCTCGGCGACCTTTACTACGATAACGAAGACGGCAAGGCTTATAGGTTTAGCAAGAAGGACGATGTTTATTTGTGGGTGGAAGTCAGCGACACGGCAGCGGCCAAGGCAATGGAGATGGCGAGCACCGCTCAGGACACGGCGGACGGCAAGCGCCGCGTATTTGTCAAAGAGCCTTATCCACCTTATGACGTCGGCGACCTTTGGGCAAACGGCGTTTTTCTAAAGGTTTGCAAAACCGCCAAGGGCTCCGGTACCTACTACGAAGCTTCGGATTGGGATTTAGCCACCAACTACACCGACGACACCTCGTTAAATACCTTCATTTCGGGGCTTTTCGATGAGACGGTAACTGCGCTTTACAGTCAGATAGACGGCAAAATAGAATGCTTCTACACAGTGGAAGACCCAAGCAAGGAATGGACTACAGGCGAAGACCGCGCGGCGCATGTTGGCGACCAGTGGTATAATACAAGCACAAAGGTACTGTATCGCTATTCTATATCTAACGGCACTTACAGCTGGGTAAAAGTGGATAACGCCGATGCCATAGCGGCAGCACAAGCCGCGAGCACCGCCCAAGACACGGCGGACGGCAAGCGGCGCGTATTTGTCGACACACCCTATCCGCCTTATGACGTCGGCGACCTTTGGGCGCAAGGCGCCGCCGGCGACATCCTCGTAGCCAAGACCGAGCGAAAGGAGGGCGAAAGTTATAACGCTGATGATTGGAGCAAATCGGCCAAGTACACAGACGACACCGCGTTTTATACCTTCATTCAAGAGCAATACAACAAGGATATTGCCAACCTGACAACGCAGCTGGACGGCAAAATCGAATGTTACTACACCGCCACTGACCCGGCAACAGCCAACGGATGGGCGGGCGAAACGAGTATAGACACGCACGTTGGCGACCAGTGGTATAACACCGCCACAAAGAAGCTGTACGTATTCACTTCGACTACTGAAGACATCGAGGAGGACGACGACAAAATTATATACTGTATATCGGTCATTGATCCGGCTACGAGAATCGCAACGCACTACTACTGGGCAAAGGTGGAATCGGCGGAAGCGATAGCAGCGGCCGCAGCGGCGGCAGCAGCCCAGAAGACAGCCGACGGCAAGCGAACCGTATTTGTCGAGACGCCGACCAGCCCTTATTACATTGGCGACCTTTGGCTGCGCACAACAACAAAGGAGGGCGTAGAGAGCAAAGACCTCTACCGAAGCATCGCCGACCGCCCCGAAAAAGGGAGTTATAACGCCAACGATTGGGTATTAGCCACCACCTATGACAACACCCAAACGACCATCGACGGCGGGATAGTGACAGCCGGCACCGTACAACTCGCCAACGCCAACACGGCCTCCATAGTTGCAGGTATAACAGGGGGTGAGACGGAAGAGGCCGACGAGACCGAAGACCGCAAAGTGAGAATTTGGGCGGGGGCGAGCAAAGAAAACCGTTATACGGCCCCCTTCCGAG